AGCATGATGTTATGGGGTAAGTTTTTATCAGTAGAATGGCGTACAGGTACTGGAATCGACATTGAATGGTGTCAATCTAGGCCAGTATGGACGCAAAACGGCATTACAGGGGATATGGAAGCTTTGCCTTTCGAGGGCATGATTATACTCTTGCCTTGCATTATTATCAGTTATGGTTTACCTTATACATTCGATGATGAGGAGTACGAACAGTGAGTAAGATTAAAGAGTGGATTGGTTACGATTACAAACCAATGGAAGACGCAGTGCCTTACATGATTCAAGAGTTAGTTGACCATGAGATGTACACGATGACACTAGATGAAGCCAAACAGCGGGTAGAAGACAGCGTAAGGGCTTACTATCATGCCCAGACGATTGACCTAGTAATCCATGAACATAAAAAGGTGTTTAGTAATGAGCAGATGTAAAGCATGTGACACAATAATGAATGAATGGGAATTAAAAAGAATTGACATGATGACAGGACTACATTTAGACTTATGCAATGTCTGCAAGTCACACTCCAATGATGCAATAACAGAGAACGGAGAGGAGATGGAAGGTCTTTATTCAGGTCTAACGTTAAAACAGCTTGACACACTTATAGAGTTTTGATATAATACTCTTGTAGTTAAGGGAAAAGTTTAGATTAATCATTAAAGTTAAAACATAAAGTTATTAAAGTATCCAAAAACCAACCTAAAAGGTAATTGTTATGGCAGTAGTAGAAGGTAAGATTGCATTTGAAAACCTAGACACCCACGAGATCTATCAGGGTCAATCCACTAATAAGTATTCCGTTGTCATTAGCTTGGACGAACCAACAGCACAAAAGTTAGCTGCTAGTGGGATTAAGCTACGGGATTATGAAGGTACTCCACAGCGTAAGTTTAGCACTAAGTATGATGTACCAGTTATGGACGCAGAGGGTCAACCTTTTGCTGGTCGCATTGGGCGAGGTTCTACAGTTCGTTTGTTATGGACTCAAGGTAATCCACACCCAGTACACGGAACAGCGACATACTTAAACAAGATCAAGGTCTTGGAAGTTGCTGAAGCAGAAGATGGCGAGGACTTTTAATGGAAACAGAGTCCACCTTTGTTCAACATGAACCATGCCCTGCGTGTGGTTCATCTGACAACTTGGCTAGGTACTCTGATGGACACGCCGTCTGTTTCTCAGGCGGCTGTTCACACTACGAAAGAGGCGATGGCACAGTTACAAAGATTCACACACGACCAGCGAGGTCACTAGAGATGACAGGTGTAGTAGCAGCAATCACAGATAGGCGTATCAATCAAGAGACAGCTAAACGATACGGTGTCACAGTAGAGTATGGTGCTGATGGTACAATATCTAAACACCACTACCCTTATTATGATAAAGACACAGGAGATGCGACAGGAACTAAGGTACGGATTGTAGAAAGTAAATCCTTCTATGCAACAGGAGAATTCAGCAATGCAGGTCTCTTCGGCCAGAAGGCGTTTAAGTCAGGCGGGAAGTACATCACGGTTACAGAAGGCGAGGCAGACGCGATGGCTGTCAACGAGATGTTCGATGGCAAGTGGCCAGCAGTCAGTATTAGATCAGGCGCAGCAGGAGCAGCCAAAGATATTAAAGCAAACCTAGAATGGCTAGAGACCTTTGAAAACGTGGTCATCTGTTTCGATAATGATAAAGCAGGAACAGAAGCAGCCAAGGCAGTGCTTAATTTATTCACCCCAAACAAAGCTAAGAATGTTACGTTGCCCATGAAGGATGCGGGAGAAATGCTTAAGGCTAGGAAGGTCGCAGATTTTGTAAGGGAGTGGTGGAATGCTAAGGCTTTCAGACCGGACGGGATTGTTTCAGGGTTAGACACTTGGGATATGTTACAAGAGCAGAAAGATATTAAGTCTATACCTTACCCTTGGGACTGTTTAAATGCTTACACGTATGGCTTCAGACCGAAAGAGTTGGTAACTATTACGTCAGGCTCAGGAATGGGAAAGAGTCAGATCATGCGAGAGCTTGAGCACTACTTGTTGAAGAACACGGAAGATAACATTGGCATCCTAGCACTAGAGGAAGACATCCCTAAGACTACGTTAGGTATTATGTCCATTGAAGCTAACAAGCTGCTGCACATACCAGAGGTACGCGCAAAGGTTACACCAGAGGAAGAGCGTGGTTACTGGGAGCAGACGTTCGGGTTAGGTCGTTTGCAGTTGCTGGATCACTTCGGCAGTACCAGTGAGGACGACCTGTTAGGACGCATACGCTACATGGCCAAGGGTCTGGACTGCAAGTGGATTATCTTGGATCACCTCAGTATTGTAGTCAGTGATCAGTCCAACGGAGACGAGCGTAAGGCTATCGACAGCATCATGACTAACCTCCGTAAGATAGTTCAGGAGACGGGAGTTGGATTGTTCTTAGTGTCACACCTACGCCGACCATCAGGTCAGAAGGCGCACGAGGATGGCGGTAAGATTAGTCTCGGAGAGTTACGAGGTAGCGCAGCTATCGCACAGCTAAGCGACATGGTGATTGGTTTAGAGCGTGATCAGCAGCACAAGGACGCGACCATACGTAACACCACTACTGTACGAGTGCTAAAGAATAGGTTCGCGGGATTAACGGGGCCAGCTTGCTATCTTTATTATGATAACGAGTCAGGAAGGATGTTAGAAACTAGCTGTCCTGTTTCGGATGATAAAGCGGAGTTTTAAATGCGTAAGTTTGTTTTTGACATAGAGACAAATGGTTTAGACCCCACGAAGATATGGTGTGTTGTGTTGTATGACATTGCTAGGGGAAACACCCATGTATGTAAGGACAGACACTCTCTTATCTGTCGCCTCAACGGGACGTTTGACATAGATGCTCCTATGAAGCCACGGGAGTTGATAGGTCATAACATCTTGGCTTATGATGTACCTGTGTTAGAGAAGCTGTGGGGAATATCCTTTGCAGGTCATAAACTAACTGACACACTTGTTATGTCCAGACTATCCAACCCATCAAGGGACGGTGGACATTCTTTAGAGAGCTGGGGCGCAAAGTTAGGCTGTCCCAAAGGAGAACATAATGATTGGACTGTATATACAGAAAGTATGGTGGAGTATTGTAAGCAGGACGTTAGAGTTAATGAACGTGTGTACACGGCACTGCTCAACGAACTTACTGGTTTTGGAAGCGAATGCCTTGTACTTGAGCATCAAACACAAGAGATTATTGCAAGACAAATTAAACGCGGCTGGCTCTTAGATCAAGAGAAATCTTTTATCTTACTCGCAGAGCTTAAAGAAAAGAAGTTTGAATTAGAGGATAAGGTTCACGAAGTCTTTAAACCTTTACCTGCTTTTTTAAAACAAGTATCACCTAAGATTAAGAAGGACGGCACTATGTCAGTAGTGGGGCTGAAGTTCTTAGGAGACAGTTGGGAAACAGTTGGTGGCGAGTTTAGTCGCATTGACTTTCCGGTGTTTAACTTAGGTTCAAGACAACAGATAGGTAAACATCTACAATATTATGGATGGAAACCGGAGAGCTTTACTGAGAAAGGACAGCCCATTGTAGACGAGGCAGTGCTACGCAAGGTAGAGAACATACCGGAAGCAGCGTTGATTGGTGAGTACCTAATGATACAGAAGCGTATCGCACAGGTGCAGAGCTGGTTAGACGCAGTTAAGGATGACGGTAGAGTACATGGCTACGTAAACGCTAATGGCGCTGTGACAGGACGCATGACACACTCAAGCCCAAACATGGGACAAGTACCGGCAGTCTACTCGCCTTATGGCCGTGAATGTAGAGATGTCTGGACTGTACCAAAGGGTTACAAGCTAGTAGGTATGGACGCAAGTGGGTTAGAGCTACGAATGTTAGCTCATTACATGAACGATGAGGGTTACACTAATGAAATACTCAACGGAGATATTCACACGGCAAACCAGTTGGCTGCGGGCCTTGAAACTAGAGATCAAGCAAAGACTTTTATATACGCTTTCCTTTATGGAGCAGGGGACGCGAAGGTCGGAAGTATCACTGGGGGAACTGCAAAAGATGGCAAACGACTTAAGGAAAAGTTCCTTGCAAATACGCCAGCTCTTGGAAGACTACGAGAACGAGTTGGAGTGGCATCTGGAAGAGGCTATATTCTTGGCTTGGATAGAAGAAGGGTCGCTATACGATCAAGCCATGCGGCGTTAAACAGTTTACTCCAGTCAGCAGGGGCAATTATTATGAAGAAAGCCTTGTGTTTACTTGACGAGTATGCTACAATATACGGTATAAAATATCACATAATAGGAAACATACATGATGAAATACAAACCGAAGTCAGAGAAGATCAAGCAGAACAATTTGGAAGACTTGCTACAAGCTGTGTCGAAGCAGCAGGACTTTTTTACAAACTCAACTGCCCTCTCGCAGGAGACTACAAAGTCGGAGACACTTGGGCAGACACGCATTAATCCGTTGACAGGAAAGCCTATGTACTACAAGGATAACCCTATCACTAAGAAAGCAGAGAACGCAAAACAGATGCACGTAAATGGCACGTACGTCTCTAAGAAACACCCTTTGTATAAGGCAGGAAACTACAAAGGTTTTGAGGATGCAGCCTTTAGTTCCTTAGAAAACTTTAAAGACAGCCCACAAGGTCAGGTGTACATCATTACCAATCCTGCTTGGGAAGGTTGGGTCAAAGTTGGTATGGCTGTAGACGCAGTGGACAGGGCAGGTAACTATCAAACATCTTCACCCTACAGAGATTATGAGTTAGGTTATGTAGTAGATACACAAGATCGTAGAGCTACAGAAGCAGAGACACACGCAAGATTAGGAGATCTGTTTGAACAAAGGAATGAGTGGTTCAAGTGTACTGTAGAGATGGCTAAACGTATCATAGACGGTGTGTTGGAGGAAGAATATGAAGAAGCGTGTTGAAGACTTAGTCTCTGACATCTACGCTATGATGGAAAGCAAGGACGCTGACCCATCTGTAAACGTAGAGGAAGAGATCAACAGGTTCGGAGAAGGTTTAAAAGACCTGATGCGAAAGGAGTTTGGAGCGGAGAAGCGAGAGGATAATAGACTGCTACGTCTGTCTAACATTGGCCGCACTGACCGCTACCTTTGGAATCATTACAATGGCACAGACAAAGAGGAGATAGAGCCACAGACGTATGTTAAGTTTATGTATGGTCATGTTATTGAAGAGATGTTGTTGTTCTTGACACGCATGGCAGGACATACAGTAACAGACGAGCAGAAGGTGTGTAAGGTCAACGGTATTGTAGGCCACATGGATTGCTCTATTGATGGTGTAGTGACTGATGTAAAGTCAGCCAGTAGCTTTGGCTTTAAGAAGTTTAAAAATGGTAGCTTGGTGCATGATGATCCGTTCGGTTACATTGATCAGATTAAAGCCTATGCTCACGCGTGTGGAAAGACAGAAGCTGGTTGGCTCGCAATGGATAAAGCAAACGGCCATCTTACTTTCCTTAAGTATGACCTTGTGAACAACGTAACACCTAAACTACAAGAGCCTATTACTGATAGGGTAGATCAGATTAAAGCACTTGTGCTAGGGCCGGAGCCAACAGAGTATTGCTATGAGCCAGTACCAGATGGTAAGTCAGGCAACAT